TAGGTCTTTGTGCTGTTGTACCTGTTGGTGGAACAAGATGACCTGTACCCATTTTATCTCTTTGAGTATATCCTACAATTGCTCTTTCTGTAGGTACAGCAGTATTACTATCGTTACCTAAAGTTTCGTCTGTACTAAATTCATTAATTGTCGCACCTAACTCAGCACCAATAGAACCTAGTTGTAACTCTGATAAACCAGAAAGGTCAAATGCGTCTGCGTTTAGTGTTGCAACACCAGTTGCCTGTTCAATTCTGAATAAATCACCAACTCTAAAGTCACCAGATTGGTCAGTTGATGTAAAGTAAACACGACCACCTAATAATTCATTTACTTCGTCTGATTGGTCAGCAGCTTGTGATGGACCACCAGGATAATTTGTTGATGTAATATCACCAGTACCAATATCTAGGAAGTCGTGTCCAGTTAAACGAATATTTGAATAACCTGTTGTAATTGTTGTTGCTGTGTTATCTGCGATTGCATTACCTGAAGTTACATTTGAAGTTAAACGAATTGTTGCTTGTTCATTACCTGTATTTGTTTCTGATACAGCAGATACTCTATAATAAGTTGAATCGCCTGCAAACTGAACATTAGCACCAAGTGTGATTACGTTTGCACTACCTAATGTTCCATCACTTGAGTCAACTGCAATTAAGGCACCAAATTGTCCTGTTTCTGCATTTTCTGAAGCAGCTGTAACTTGGAATGTTGAAGAATCTTCTTTTGTAATTGTTAATACTTCACCATTAACAAACGAACCTGTAATACTTTCTATATGAAAATGATCTGTGGAAATATTTGTTCTAAAAATTGTTGCACTTGCACCACCAGCACCTGTAATTGTAGCAGTACCAACACCTTGTGTTGCGATACAATCTGATACATCTGATTCTGTAGCAGCACCAACAAATCCAGTTGAGTCATATTTCAACATTTTACCACGAGATACAACTGAAACTGGTGTTTCAGTTGCTAAAGTACCTGTTGCCTCAGCACCTATTTCACCATAAGCAGATGAACAGTTTAGACCTCTAATAAATCCGCCTGATTCTGCGTAAAATGATTTATCACAATAGTATGTGAAAATAGAAACCATTTCACCACGACCACCGCCTAATGCGTGAACACCACGACCATCGGAGTTAATTTGTGTAAAGTCATTTGCAAGAATTGATTTGTTACCAGCACTATGTAAAAGTCCATCAATTTGAATACCTGTTGCGTTAGCACTAACTGAAGAACAGTTTTGAACATAAGGTGAAGTAGTTGTAATTGAACCACTAGGGTCTAATGATACAACAGCAGCTTTACCTGTGCCACCAGCACCTGGTGTGCCAGTTAAACCTTTCATTGACATTTGTACAAGGTTTGTAGTATTGTTCATTAAGAACATATTAGTAGCGTCATTGTTTTCTAATGAAGCTACCGTTAAAACTAAATTTGAAGAACTTCCAAGTTGACCACCGTCAATCGTAATTGTATCACTTACAGCAAAACCTGTACCACCGTGATATATTGTAACACTAGGTGAAGATGAACCGTCTGTCGTTACATTTGCAACAAATGAAGCGGCAACACCTGAACCGCTTGTAGAACTAGCGTGTACTTGACTATATGTTCCTGGAGTACCACCTGTACCTCCCGAAGTAACTGAAACCGTTTTAACTTGACTTCCTGTACTAGAAGCTGGTCTGATTTCTGTTCCTCTTAAACTTTCACCTTGAACCGTAACACCAGCAGGAATTCTTAAAGGTAAATTTTCTCTATAAACTCCGTTTTTAACATAAACAACATCACCAACTGAAGCAGATAATACATTAAAAGTTAAATTTGTAGAACTTCCTAATTGTGAACCATTGATTGTGATTGTATCACCAGCTGCGTGACCTGATCCACCATTTGTTATTATTATTGTAGGTGTTGATGAACCATCAGTTGTTATTCTTGCTTGAAATCCTGTTCCTGATCCGTCAGTTGAGGATTGAGTAACATCAAAAGTACCTGCAGTACCGCCTGTACCACCAGCAATTGTATCTATATCAACAATATCTCCTGAAGATGCTACCGATAGTGCCTTTGAAATTGTTTTGTATGGTAAAAATTGTGTTCCTGGATTTGTATCGTCACCAGAGTTTGCAACATAAATTACATTTGCACCTTCAGCATTAGACCAAGATGGATCTGTGCCGTCTGTTGTTAATACTGAACCTACGGTACCAATAGGTAATCTTTCAGAAATAGCAGCACCTTGAATTATTAAATCTCCTCTTGTACTTAAAACTGCACCCGAATCACCTTGAGCAATAACCTGCCAAGCAGTTGCGTCTGTATCTGGTCTAGTACCAACAACTCTATCTTTGATTAAAACATATGAGGTAGCAGTATATCTAACAACATCACCAATATTGTATGTTACAGTTGCGTCATAAGCTTGTCTATAATTAAATCCTTCAACTAATAAATTCCAATAAGATGTGTTTGTTGTGCCGTTTGTATTTGCTGGATATTGACTTGTATGATTTGCAACAGCAACATATGAGTTACCACCATACTTAATAGTGTCACCTGTTTTATATGATTCACCGTGTGAGTAATCGCCTCTAGTATTAAATCCTGTTGTTACTACATCCCAATATGTGTTATCTGTAGGTGTATTACCTGAACTTGGTGTTGCATTTACATAAACATAAGTGTACCCACCATAAGACACAACATCACCGTCTTGGTAAGTTGTACTTGCGTCATATGAATCTTCCCATTGTAAACCTTCTGTATATACTTGCCAGTTTGAACCTATTGCAAAAGTTGAAGCTGAAGTGTGTTGTAAAATACATCTATACTGATATGCACCATATTTTACTAAATCGTTTAATTTATAGAATGTAGAACCTGCCCAATCACCTTTAAAGAAAAGTCCTTCGGTATGTAATTCGTATTTTCCTGCTGTTAAATCTGTATAAAAATTAGCAGTTGTAGATTGTGATGTGTGATTTGATGTAACAACGTAAGTGTTACCACCATATTTTACAATGTCGTCAATCAAGTAAGCAGTAGAAACTGCCCAATCGCCACGCCATTTAAATTTAAGTCTACCTAGTTTGAAATCTGCCATATTTAACCTTGTTTATTGTACTATTTATACGCTATAAGTGGTAGAAGCTACTGAATAAGTTGAACTTTCTGCTGTAGAAAAATCATCACTTGCCAGTGCTGTTAAACCATATCCCACATTTTCCCTTTTAATTAAATAACCGTCAGAATCAATAAAATACGTTGCGTCTCCATCTTCAAAAATGTATTGTTGATACTTGTCGGTTGTATTGTTTTTATATTCTTTGTTTATAAGTCCTACTGCAATTGATGTACCATTTGCTGGTCTAATAACAAAAGTAAGTGTTGGACTTGAATATGTATAATCTCTATTTAAAACTTGTTCTACATTATTTACAAATACTTTAATTCTACTATCATCTAAAACAGACGGACTTAAAGTAAATGCTGTTGTTGCACCGTCACCACTAAAATATTGTACAGACGAAAAACTAACGTCTGCCTCTACGTTTGCACCACTTGTTGGAAGTTGTGTATCACTTGGACTTCCATCAGATAAATCTATTGTAGCACCTGTGTCTTTGTCTATTTTAGTATAGTACAATAATCCTTCAGTTGTTCTTCTTAAACCGTGGAATGTTTCTATACTTTGTTGCGATTCTGGTGTTACAAATCCTGATAAGTATGCCATTAACTAATCTCCAAAATACTAGCATAGACTTCAACATCAGGAGATGACGAGTCTGCGTTTACTTCAGCAACAACTCTTAATATATCGTTTGGTTCTAAATTTATAGGTTTATCTAAAACTAAAGTATTTTCAACTGGTATTCTTAAAGATTTACCTATGTGATAAAAAGTTGAACCACCGTCAGTAGTTACTTTTACATCTACATTTGCCTCATTTGTAGAACTTTTATTTGAAACATAAACAGCGTGTACAACAGCATAAACTGAACCACCTGCTGTATATAAATTTGCACTTGAATCATCTGTGGTTACAACAGTCATTCCTGCATTTTTAAATGTACTTGCCATTTATATAATTATCCTCCAAATACGATAGAGTATGCCAAAGCGTCACCATCCATTGCAACTGTACCTGATTGATTAGGTAAAGTAATTGTTCTATCAGCAGTAGGTTCTGAAACTGTTAAAGTTGTTTCATAAGCATTTTCAACAGCACCTTCAAAAATTAAGTCTGCACCATTTAATGTAATATCATTTGTAGTAACAGCGCCAGATGATGTAACAGCTTGTAAAGTTACGGCACCAGCACCACCTATTTCTTTAACAACACCTCCAGATGTTTTAGTATAAAACTTACCATCTGTTACGTTCATTGCTAATTCGCCAGCTTCTAATGCACCTGAACCTGGAATTTGACTTGGTGTTTCTGATCTTTTAATTTTGATTACAGTTGACACTAGAATGATCCTCCATCAACTGTTGTTATAGCCACATCACCAGATGTAACTGTAAAATTATCTGAGGTAAATGAAGCAACACCTTTATTTGATGTTGAAGCGTCTTCACCTGAAATCGTTAATGTATTATTAACAGCAGATGTATTGATACCTTCA